GGTTTTTAAATTTATTTTTTTATATGAAGTCATTTCAAATATTCTACTATGTGATCTACATTATTTTTAGTGTAGCATCATCTTTAATCATTAAATTTTTATTATGCCATTGTTTTTTTGTACCAATAACCCTCGATTTAATTTCATTCATTTCTTTAAATGTCTGAAGATGTAAAGAATTATAATGATTTACAGCATAAAAACTTTTAGTGTCTATATTTACAAATCTATTATTAGATACAAAATGTTTAATCCAATTTAATGGTTTTTCATTTATTAATTTGATAATGTAATTAGTACAATTTGTATCAACTATTTTATCATAATGTTTAATGTTTTCTTTCACGATCTAACCCCGCTAAAATTTATTAATATATCCATAATGCCTGATGGATAGTATAATGTCAAATTTAATATACTAATACCATGTATTATAAGTCATTGATTTATATAGGTTTTTAAAATACTCAATATCTACTATAATATAGTATGAATTAATAGTATAAAATAAAGTTTTAAAATGTAGTAATCTATGCGAGAATAGATTGCGGGGTATAAATTAAAAAAACAAATGCAGCCAATTAAAATAAATATATCTAAAGGATCGGGTAAAATGCTGAGTATGAGTTCTATCAATTCCAATACTTTAACTAATCCATATTGTAAGACCTGTAAATATTTTAAGACTAAAAAAATAGCTAAGTCATCAGGCGCTGAATATCCTATATGCTATTCAGCTTATCAGCTAATGACTTGTAGAATGACATCAGTTAACAATTATCAGCATAATTCAGAAGTATTAAGCAAGTCTATAATAGATACAAATGATCTACCCAGGATATATGATACTAAGTATATGAGAATAAATAGCCATGGAGAATTAATTAATATGATCCATCTAATAAACATTGTAAATATAGTTAAGAAAAACTATGACATTGGGTTCGGATTATGGTCAAAAAGATATGATCTTATACATAAATATTTTAAAAGAAATGAAATTCCTGAAAATCTACATATGGTATTCAGTAATTCTAAAATTAATAAGCCAATGAATAAAATTCCTAAGTATTTTCATAAGACTTTTAATAATATAACTAAGGATAATTTAAAAGATAAAGACAAAATAAACTGTGATATGAAATGTAGTGAATGTTTATTATGCTACACTAAAAATAATGTAGATCACATAGTAGAATATTTGAAATGACTTCATATAAAAAAATAAATTTAAAAACCACCTAAAAAAAATTGCTGACAAGCTAACAAGCTAACGAGCTAACAAGCTAACAAGCTAACGAGCTGACAAGCTGACAAGCTAACGAGCTATGCTCTCATATTACCCTGAAAGTTTTTGCCTGTGGCTTGTCCTTTGCTTATGATATAGTGCATACCCTTAATGCAATACACTTTTCTTCTACCATTATAACCTTTTTTATTAATTCGTTTCATTCTCTTACCCGTCTTGTTATAAATGATTGAACCCCCATTAAATGTGTCCGTAAGACTATGGCAATTCGCACAAAGAAATCTTAAATTACATCTGCGGTTATCGCTTGGATTTCCGTTCTTATGGTCTAATTGGATTGTTAATCGTTTTCCTGCCCACAATGGTATTTTATTATGCAACAAACAACCTTTTAATTCACAACCTTTTAAATCGCTATCCCAATATAACTTTTTATAAAACCTTTTTAGTGTCGTATGAGAAACGACAGAATCTTTACAAAAAACATCTTTTGGTTTATAAAATCTACCCGCATTATTCCTTTTATAGATTTGAACAAAAGGAAATTTAATTTCATTCAACAATATCATCTTCTCTTGATTCATTTTCAGAACACCTGACGGAAACCTAACCTTATTTTTCCATATTGATCTTTGCCGCATAATCCATAATGCAATAAGTTTTATCTCCTTAAAACTATATATCTCAACCAACTGTGGCTCAATACCCATGCGATAGTTTTCTTTTTGTTTTGCCCATTTAATATCGCTAGTACCAAACCTCTCGTAAATTTCTTTTAAGAAGTTATATCTTTTGAGCCAACGATTATGATGCCATTTAGTTTGCGCCATTACCAAACTTCTTTTCTAACATTTACTTTTACCTCTAACTCTACATTCCAATCTCCATTCCAACCCTTCTCATATTCCTTGTCGCAATTAAAAAAGATTTCCTTCATTAATCCCTCTAAGTCGTATGGCTCGGCAGTACAAACCAATTCTCTCTCAACAACCGGTTTCTTATATAAAATAGTTTTCTTTTTCTTCTGGTTATAATATTTTCTTTTTGTAATTACTCTAGTAATTGTCATGTTGTCTGCATATAAAGTCATTTTACTGCTCCTTTTAAATTATTAATTTGCTTTCTAAGTGTCTTACACATCAGATCCTTCAATTTATTCTTCTCTAAGATCAGCTTCTCGCTGCTTAATACAAGCAGCTTTATTTCTTTTTCTAATTTATTCTCTTTCATAATTCTGTACCTCGTTTAAACAATTTATTTAAGCCAGATAGATAGGTTTTAGGGTGTCTACACACTTAACTGACCACCTAAATTTGTTGTGTGCTAACCTATCTATCCTGAATAGCCATGTTCTTATGTATATAACTATCTTTGCTTTATTTTCTTTATTTACTCTCATCTTTAATTTCTCCTATTTCTATTCTGTTTCTATTCACTAGGTAATTCATAGTGTGGTTATAGGTATTGCTGAATATACTTACAGTTCTATCTAGTTAGATCGCTTTCTATTTTGCCAACTAACACCTATAAATGCTAATGGAATATGTAGTCCACACTACTAGCAACTTACAACACCTATTAAATTGTTTTGGGTGTATGCCACACTACCACTATAAATAGTATCATCAAGATATATGTTCTTGCAAGTATTTTATCTTTTTTTCTAGTGATTTTATGTATTTCTTCTGTTTGTTGCTATAATTTTTCTGATATTCCAACCTTTGATCTCTATTAATTTGATAGTTTTCCCTGTATCTACCTAGTCTATCCTCTCTTTCATCATCAGTTTCATTGGCCCTTTTCTCTTTAAGGGCAGCTAACATTTCTTTCTTGGCTTTCTTGGTCATGCCATGATACCTTTCTTTCTGTTTACTTTTAATCAGACTATCATTTTTTTTGTAGTATTCTGTCCAATATGTCATGTTCACTCCTGTTAAAATGGTGTAGTGTCATCAGGTATTTTATTAAAACCACCCTCTTTTTTCTTCTCTCTCTTGTAAGTGACAAATCTTTTATCCTCTTTCTCATTCAACCAACAAGAAAGACTTTGCGGGGGATTAGCACTATCCCTTTCAATAAAGTTATTGTTCTGTAAGAAAGGATATCTTTTCCCCTCAGAAAGAAATAACTTTTCTGCTTTCTCATATAGCGCATCTACTTCTTCTTTAAACTTATCGTTCCAAAATAAGTTTTCAAAATGTGGCTTATCCATGTTTACTCCTTTGTTGATTTAATTTCATCTTCGTTATCATTCCCATTGTCATAAATTACTTTAATGTAATCATCTATATTGCCATTAAATTCTTTAGGTTTTTCTATTAAACCATTTGCTTTTCCCTCTAATAATGCAAGTGAATATTCTTCGAGCAATTCAATTAAATAATTAATAAACTCTTGACAATATTTAACCTGGTATATTTTTGTTCTGCGCCTTGACCAATTAATTAAGTGTGTTTCCTTTACTTCATATCCTAGACAAGCAAGTAAAAATTGTTGACCAAAAACTTGCGGCAACCACCTCTTGTCAAAACTATCTTTACATGATTTCCCTAGATTAGAACACTTAACTTCTAATATAGTGGTCTTATCGGTATCTAAATCCTTATAAATTCCATCAGGTGTAGATGATATGCTTATTGTTTCTTCTTGCTTTAAATTGAGCCAATTTTGGATTATAAAGCTGTGTTGATCTTTAAGTACATACTGTGGTATTTTTTTATTTACCATACACCACTTGGCTATGCCATGCTTTTCGTGTTTTGATCCAAACACCACATACTTTCTCATGTGTTGTGGTATTGTTGGCTCACTTCCCTGTAAGTCCAACTCCAACATTTCTTTTCTTGGTGTATAAAGACCAAAGGCATAGTTTCCAAATTGACTACTTCTTAGGTTTAGATTTTTCATTTTCAAATTTCTCCACTTCTACCATAGCTTGTGCTATTTCTTCTTTTGTAGTCTTAACTTCTTCTGTTCCAAAATCTGTTTCATCAGCAAAATCCCATTGATTTCCCTTTTTTATTAGATCGCTTTCAGAATAAAGAAACCCACTAACACCCAATAGTTTTGTGATAAGTCTATCCTTACATCTCTTTTCTGCCATAGCCACAGGGTATGCGTTCCTGTTATTACGAGCATGGCTTTCCCCAAAACTTTCTTCTACTCTTTTATCTTTCTTAGCCTTTCCTTTTACAACCGCAATTCCTTTTTCTGTATCACACTCAACAACTTCAAAAGAGAAATCTTTGATCTCCTCTTTTTCTGCTATAATTTCTAACCATTTATGAGTAATGATTGGCTTGTCATGACATTCCCAAAAAGCAGAATTGTCTAGTTTATATTTCTTTTTAAATGCCAACGATTCCTTATCAAACATATCGTCTGTCACTTTTTTCATATTTACTCCTTAGTTTGTTGTGTGGATTGTTTTGTCAACCACTTCTAAATTATCTTCTTCAAGAATTTCAACTATCATATATTTGTCTGTTCCCCCTCTTGTTTTACAAATACTTTCGTTTGCATCTTTAACTCTTTCTGCATCAGAATAAGTATTAAAGGCAAGATTATCTCCCTTTAAATAGTATTTTTCCCAACTTGTTTTTTCTATTACTAAAAATTTCATATCGTTTCTCCTTGTTGTAAGTAGGCAAGATTAGAAAAATTTAACTCTCCTGCCCACCCGTACTATGCTTACAATTTCAGTTATTATAACCCAAGTAAGCAATTTACCTATACAATAATATGAATGTTTATTGATTGCAAGAACAACTTGCATAAAGATTTATTTTGTTATACTGTGGTATTAGTTATTGATAACTATATATGTGTGTTAATTAGAATATATTAATATAGTGATAGTTATAAATAACTATAATTATATATAAATATATATTTATATATTAAATGAGGAGTAAATGCAAAACAAAGATTTTAAAATTTTTATTACAATGATAGATCAAGCGTACCCTAAACAACAGAAGCTGAATAAGGTACAACAAGGTTTCTTTTGGCTATCGTTAAAAGATCACACCATAGAGGATTGTGTCCAGGCATTGTCTTGCCACACACATACAGGAGAATGGAAACCACAAGTGTGTGATATTATTAAACACCTGCCTAGCGAAACTTTACCCATTGTTGAGATGTTTTCTAATTTTTTTAATCGTAAAGAAGTGAAAGATAAAATTGCGCTTGAATGTTATAGGATCATGGGCGGAGATAAATTAAACAAAACACTAGAAAAGGATTATTATAAACTAGAACAGAAATTTATAAATTTATATAGACAACAAGCAACAAAGAAAAGACTAGAAGAATTACCAAACAAACTTAAACAGAAATTAATAAGGAGTGAATAATTAAGATGAAAACATTTAGAATTGTAAAATGCTATGATGTCCAAGTGACATACGAAGTAGAAGTAATAGATGATGAACAAAGTGAACTAACGCTGGAAGAACAAGCAGAAGAAAAGACTTCATCTAAAAATAAGGTTAATGAAGATTGGGAGTATACAGAAACCTTAGAAACAATAGAGGTTAAATGAGGAGTTAATGATGAGTGAATATAGAGATTTTATTGAGAATAACCAAGACGAGATACTATTGGCTTGGCAGAAATATATGGTAGGAATTAATAAGGTAAGAAAAGAACATGGTTTGTCAATTAAAGTTTTCTCATCAGATGAGGAAAAAGAATTTGAAAGACAATGGGTAGAAGTGAGGTCAATGTGATGATTAAACTTGGAGATGAAATGCTTGAAAAGGCAGTACATAAAATATCAGAACTTGGGCAAGAACTAGCCAAGTGGGAATCGTTGTACGAGAAGTATAGTCAAGAGATGAAGTATGAAAGAGATTTAGCTTTCATTGATCTGATGAAAAATAAAATGGCAGCAACAGAAAGAAGCGCCATAGCTAATACTCAACCGCAAGTAATAAAGTACATTGATTTAATGGCAGAAAGCAAAGAGAAGTATATTGGTTTGCGCCATAAGATTAAAAGCGCAGAACTATTTTGCGATTTATTTAGAACTCAATCTGCAAACATTCGTAGAGAGAAAAAGTTTTATCAGGAGTTAAGTTAAACATATGAAACATAAAATGAAAGTTAATGATTTGATAAAAGAGTTAGAGCAATACAAAGGAAAGACAGTAGCATTTTCTTTGCTTGGTGGTCATGTAGAGGAAAGCTGCCCTGATGATACAACCTTGTTCCCCATTGGTATATGTGGAGATTATGATGGCGGGATCGAGGGTGGTTGGATAGAGTTTGGGTTATATGAGTATGACACTATGGTTGAGTGTGGTATGGAAAATTATAAAACAAAGGAGTAGATCATGGGAAACATAATAGATGAACTATTTAAATCGGACAAAGAAAAAGAAATTTATGAGGAAGAAACTCTAAAGCAACAGGATCAAGTTATCATGCAGTTAGCCAATGATAAAAGACATTTTCAAAATGCTGTAGATAGTCTTGATGATATTTTAAACAATGAGAGATTGATAACAAACATTGGCCCTAAAGACTTTAAGATAACGATAAAACTTAGAGATAATTTTAACGAGATTATAAAAAATATAGAGCAAGAAATAGAACGAATCTGATATAATGGCTAAATGCCAAAGCCAAAAAAAGAAACCATTAAAGAATACGAGAGAATGATTGAGTTTGGGTGTGTGGTATGTTTTAAACTCTATGGAATAAAAACACCCGCATGTATTCATCACCTCACAGGCGCAGGATTAGCGCTTAAAAACCGAGAAAAGTTTATACCCCTATGTCATACCCATCATCAAGGAAAAGAGGGAATACACCATCTAGGGAGATTTACATGGGAAGATAAGTTTGGAACACAAGAAGAACTATTAAATTATTATAAAAAGGAAGTGGAATGAAAGCTGAACTCTTGGCATTAATGTACCCCTCTAGCTGTGATCTTGAAAGTATAGGAAGCAAAAACCACAATGCCATTACCTCAGATGATATAAACATTAAACTATCTTATTCTAAGATAACAGATGCCGAACTAAATTTTCTTTTGGCTAAATTTTTAGATGATGGTAAATGTAGATCAGAATTATTTTGGGGATTATATGGTTTTGTAAAAGAAATTATTAATGAGAAGTATGCAAAAAGATATTTGGAAGTGGCCATCATGGAAAGAGTGATGTCAGCTTGTCCATTTTGTAATGGAACAGGAGTAATGATATTTAAAGATAAAATAGAAACTTGCAGCCATTGTAAAGAGGGAAATTTCATCTACTCAGATGGTGTCGTGGCTAATTTAATTGGAATAAAACCACAAAAGTTTAAGAAAAAAGTATATAATGAAATTATAAATAAACTTATAGATTTAGAATCTTCAGCACTTCAAAAAATAGGTGACACATGAAAGAAATAAATGGTAATTATATTGAAGAAGAAATAAATACAAAAACTCTTGGCTTAAGGAGAGGGATAGAGTGGGAAAAACCAAGCAAAATTAGTTTAAAAGAATATAATGGGAATGATTTATCCCACAGAATTATAAAAAATGTACCAATTCCTAGAATAAGTCGAGCTTATCGTAATAAAGTTGTTCGTAAACTAACCGAAGAACAAAAAAAAGATTATCAAGAATGTAAAAATGCCTTAGAAATGATGAAAAATGGGCAATCTATTATAATTAGAGATTGGCAAATAATGACAATGATTCTAGGTTATACATTAAGGAAAGATATAAAAATTATTTATAAATTTTTATCTAAAGAATCATATCATATTTGGAAAATAGATAAAAAAGAAATAAAAGCAAGGGCAAGTACAAGACATACATTTTAAAATAGGTGATACATAAAAACATTAGAATTATTTTGTGGCACAAAAAGTTTTAGTAAAGTAGCTAAAGAGTTTGGTTATGAAACTAAAACATTAGATAACGAGGATCAGTTTAATGCTGACTTGACTATGGATATAATGGATTTTAATGTATCTATGCTAGGAGATTATAAACCTGACATTATATGGGCATCTCCACCTTGTCAGAAATTTAGTGTGGCTAGTTTCTCTACTCATTGGAATCCTAATAGAGTTCCTAAGAATGAAAATACAGTTAAAGCTATGGATATGGTTAAGAAAACTGTAGAAATTATAAAAGAATTAAATCCTAAATATTTTTATATTGAAAACCCTAGAGCCATGTTGAGAAAACTCGATTTAATTCCTTATCCATATACTACTGTGACTTATTGTCAGTATGGTTTTAAATATATGAAACCAACTGATATCTGGTCTAATAATTCTGATTGGCTAATGATTGCTAAAAGTTGTAAGAATGGAATGTCTTGCCATGAATCTGCGCCTAGAGGATCTAAGACAGGAACACAAGGAATAAAAAATGCTATGTTAAGAGGATCTATACCACCAAATTTAATGAAAGAAATTTTAGAATATAGTGTTTTAAATAAAATAAGAGATAATAGGTAATACATGAAAAAATATACAACAAAAGTTTGTAAGGTAGATAAATCAAAAACAACTATGGGGAAGAAAGGCGGTAGAATGTCACCTTATCATAAAAAAAGAGTTATACAAGGATATAAAATGGGGTGTGTGGCGTGATGCTCAGTTATTTATCTCAGTATTCATCTATGGAAAGTAATAAAAAAATATCGCCTGAAAAAAAATTATGGCAATCTGTTTTGAATGTAGCAGTTGAAGATGCTTTAATGGATAAGACTAAATTTAAACTACCTATTTCAACATTTAATAAAAGATTATGTGTTGAGATAAATCATGCTAGAAGATGGTTTAAAAATTTTACCCCGCATTTTGACTTTGTGTGTTCAGTATCAGATTGTGATGCTCAATCTATACACGAAAAAATGATTAAAAAAATAGAAACACTAGAAGAAAAGGAAAAACATCTTAATGTTTGACGACTTTTTTTTGTTCATCATCTTCTTCGTTATTTATCTCAGTATTCATCTCTTTATAACCCTGTAATTTAGGTGTTATATTTGGAATATCTTTTATAAGTGTTTGTAATTCCTGTATTAATTCATCATCAGATTTAGATTTTGTATCATCTATACTTAAATTTATATTTTGGCTAGAGAAATTACCTAACTCTAATAAAAGTTTTGCAGTATTTAAACGAACACTATCCTGTTCTGATCCTAATAAATCTCTCAATACAGTAATAGCTATACCACTTGTATTAGAAATTCTTTCTTCATTTTTTTTGCGTATTTCATTTGTTAATTTTTTTCTAAGGTAAGCGCCCATTTGAGCAGGATATTTTTCCTTATCCCACCCCGCTTTAATACAACTTTCTTTAGCATTTCCTTGTGTTTGACCCTCACAAAAATATTCTATGAATTTTGTTTCTTTTTCTTTATCTGCTTTTTTTGGCATAATATTCTAATAAGCTAATGAGGTAAACTATCATTTGTTTACTTCTTAGTTTCTTTCCCTCTCTTTAATTTATCTTTGGCTTTATTAATAATTAGACTTCCATCTAACCATTTACCTACTAATTCTCCTATATCTTTACTAGGTGTATATGATACAACTAGGTCTTGCCTTTCTTTAATCCATCCTTTATCTAATACTAAACTACCATCTATATCTGTACTATCTTCATCACCTGATACATGAGATACTATCGTTATAGTTCTGTCGTTTTCTTCAACAAGAAAACCAACTGACACACAATTAGCTAGTTCTGATTTAAGTTCGGAAATGTCTGTCCACCCATCTGTGGGGGTTATAGCATCTTCCCAATGTAATAAAATTAACTTTGCTTTCATTTGTATTTAAAAATATATTTACTCCATAAATAACTTCTTGCAATACTTATCGCTGTAAATATTAACGAGAAATGCAACATCTTCCAGAAAGGTATAATGATTCCATATAAAGGAAAAATATACATTTGTATTAATAAAGATATAATTAAACCACTCCCTATATCTAATGTTCTATGTATTAGATGTCTGATATTGGTCATTTTTTCTTTCTTAAAAATGTTAAATAATCAGCACCCTCTTGTACTTCCCAAAATATCTTAATAAAATCAGGGTGTGTTTCAGGCAAATATGTATTAAATATTGCTACTGCACAAGGCGACATCATCTTATTAGGTAAATTTAACATCTTAGCAAAGTTATCATATTTTTTATACGAACCTACTTGCACACAATGCATAGTAATATCTGAGTTTGCATCTTTAATTGGCATATAACCACTAACATGAGTATGCCCCGCTATAAGAAGATGATCTCTTGAATTAAAAATTGCGTGTCTAACTATTCCATGAGCTGTGTTATAGATTGAATTACCTCTAAAATTATGAGAACAATTTACTCTAACATGATGTTTGGGTAATTTTATTTTTACTCTTATATTGTGTTGTGCGTATGTAGTCTTTAGTGGTTTACATATCCATTTAACAGGGTCACCATCACCTGACCATACATCATGATTTCCTGCAACTATAAATATCCAATCAGTATATTTAATTAACCATTCAGTTAGCTGCCATGATTGTTCAGCAGTAGTAGATTGTTCTGCCCAAAGACCTGCAAGTTTAGTTCTTCTTGCCCAATTATTTTGTAAATCACCTACATTACAGGCAAACATTCCATCTGTTTTATTTGTTATATCTAAATGTTTTATAGCAGCAGGAATATCGCACCCATCATCATCAATATGTGGGTCGCCCATAATATAAAGTCCAATCGGCTTTTCATCTCTAATTGTTATATTTAAAAATTCTTCGTTTTTTTCTCGTTTTTCTTTTCTTTCAAAGTTGTCTAGTCTTAATTTAACTAAATCTTCTGTTGATATTTCATCTTCCTTGAAAGTATTTTCTAATTTATAATTTTTATTTTTCATACTTTTTTTAGGGTTAACAGTTCTAAATCCACAATCACGACATTGGTATCGCTGTGGCATACTTTGAGTATTCTTTGCTTTACCCCTTTTAACAAGATAAGTTGAACCACATTTTGGGCATTGAAGTATATTGCCCTCATCATCTCTTTGTAAATCAACTATCTTAGAGTAGTTCCCACCACTATTAAATATTGTCATTATTTTTCTTTTTCTTTTTCTTTAATGAGATATTCTAAATACCATTTAGCTTTTTTTAAATCTTCTAAAGGAGTTCCTTTATATGGAAAGCGAGTAATATATTTTATAATGTTCCCACGAACATAGTCCATATTCCATGAACGAATATAATCTATTGTTTCTATCCCTTTAGTATAATATTCAGGGTGATTGATTATATTTTTTTTCTCTTTGCTCATCTATTTTATCTGATATAATATTCCAACTGATAGGTAAACTATCTAAAAACTTAATACCACCATACATATAATCGTATTTATTTTCAAGTTTTCCTTTAATGCTTATCCTTGCTGTTGGGTCAATAGAATAAATGGCATGGATTATTTCCATTTCTTTTTTTGTATAAGCTACATTAGTACACATAGCTTTAAACTCCTGGCTATAAATTTATTAACAAATAAATAATTAAGCCGATTGTTAATAACTCGAGAATACTAATCTCAGGTCTTAGGTACTTAGT